GCGCATGGCAAAACCAAGTGGTGGTCGGTGTAAGTTGGAATGCAGACCCCCACGCCGCCACCCGCCGCGCCATCGTCCGTGCAGCGGCAGAGATTGGAAGGAACATGAAATGAGCCTACGAGAAGCGGCGCAGCAGGCGCTTGAGGCGTTGGAGAAATCCATCGACACCGTGCGAAACGAATACGAAAGCGACTGGAGGCATGGAATGCCGACAAGGGAAAAGCAACTGTCGGCCATACGCGAACAAGTGGAGAAACACGAAGCCGCCATCACCGCCCTCCGCACCGCGCTTGCCATCCCCGGCAACGACTACGAGCGGGGCTTTGTGGACGGCATGTCCCATCAGGCCAAGTCCAGTGTGGACAGGGCTGTAAATGCGATGGCACGCAAGCCCCTGTCAGACGAAAAGATTTGGGACCTTTACTACGAAATGATCCAGGATGATCGTTTGAGTTTTGCCCGCGCCGTTGAACGCGCACACGGGATTGGGGGTGAAGCATGAGCGAGATCAAGGACGGTGGGGCAGCGTTCCCGCTGATGCGTTCAATCAACGGCAGCGATGGCATGACCCTGCGCGACTACTTCGCAGCACAGGCATTGGCCGGAATTTGCGCCAATCAAGACAACCGCGTGTATGGAAACTCAATGGAGTTTGCTAGAGCGGCCTACAGGCTTGCTGACGCCATGCTCACGGCAAGGGGGCAGGAATGAACAAACCATCTGGATCATTCCTCGCATGGGAGAACACCCTGTGCAATACGTTAGACCACCCAAGGATTCAATCCCAAAACGCATGGGAGGATGGGTATGCGAGTGGCGTAGCAGCCGAGCGTGAGGCGTGTGCGAAGGTGTGTGATGCAGAGGCAAATGATCCCGCCGTTCAACGCGACCTTGCCTTCCAAAACATGGCAAGAATCATCCGCGAGTTGAAAGAAGAGCAGCAAGGGGGGCAGGAATGAGCGGCGACCACAACGCAAACCAGAAGCCCAAGTTTTTCTTGGACGACACAACCCTGGCCGATGCGCTGCAGTTCCTCAACGACGCCGCTGAGATGCGGCCCATTCAGAAGCGACCCACCAAACTCATCGTCCCGCGCGTGTACTTCGACATCCTCATGTACCGCCCACCGATCAAAAAAGCACGAGGTGTGCGCGCCAGGCGCCGCGCCTTGACCCGCCGCGCTAACGCGACATTTTTGAAACTGCTGAAGGAATTCCAATGAAACACGCTGAACTAGCCCGCCACCTCAACGGTGCCATGCACGAGTTCTGTGAGGAACACACCACCACAACGCCGGAGGACATCCTCACGGCACTGACCCTATCCCTGGCCATCCGCTGCCGCATGTACGGCATCGAGGTCGAGGACGTCAAAGCCAACCTCGATGAGGTCTTCAAATTCACCACCCCCTGCGAAGATGAAACACATTGAACTGCTCAAACGCTGCCACGACGTCCTGCGTGGCGTGTCGATCCACACCCCCAGCGGCGTCGTCAAGCCGGCCGCAGACGAGCTGGCCAAGGAAATTGCCGACTACCTCAACACCCAAAGCACGCACTCCCTTGGTTGCTGGTCCCACGGCCCCGACCACTACATGTGCGCCTGCAGCCACATCAAACGCCTGGAAAAAAGCCTCGCAGAGCTCAACGACTGATCATGTTCACCCTGCCGAAGTACACCTGGGACAAAGACCGTGAAACGTGCAAGCAATGCAAACATTACCGACCGAGCATCGACCGTCCTCGCCTGTACTCAGGCGCACTGGTCATGCACTGCGCCGTCAACCCCTTCACCGCCAGCAAGGGCATCGGCACCTGCATCGACAACCGCACCCGCGGCCCCTGCGGGCCCGAAGCTCGCCTCTTTGAGCCCGTCGGATCCCTACCCGACCTGGCCATTCCGTCAATACAACCCAGCCGACCTGGACCGCTGGTGCAAAAGAAACCTCCCACAGAAGCAGTGGCCAGAGGCCGACATTGAAGAAGCACTCATGTGAACAACTCCTTCGCGTGCTGGAGGCACTCTGTGCGTTAGCCGCGCTCCGCGAATTCGACAGGACCTATGAACTCAAACCCACAACCCCTGAACTTCCTCCGTCAAGTCCACGACGACCTCAACTGGTGGGCCCAAGCCAAGGCCGTCGAGGTGCCCGAGTACCCCAAGCACCTCAAGGCCATCCTCAAGGACGCAGCCCACTCCGTTAAGTTCCTCATGCCCGACGACGGCATCATCTTCGATGACGGTTTCAAAGGCGTGCCCGACGACTTCCGCCTGCCCTTCCCGCTGGTCGCCCTGGAGTTCTACGGCACCGAGCCCGACGACTACCGCTCCAAGAATATCGTCCTGGCCTACCAGGTCAAAGAGGCCATCCTGGTCTTCCACTTCCACACCTTCATCAGCAAGCACAAAGGTGAAATGTGGATGCTCATGCCCTTCTTCGCCGAATGCCGACCCCGCATAGGCGTGGAAGAGGCCAAGATGGACACCGAGTTCCTCCAAGAGGTCCTCGACGCCGCCAAGGTCGATCCCAAAGACGCCCCCGCTATCTCCCAGTCCAGCGTGCGCCACTTCGACATCGGCGGCATGGCCAAACATATCTACAAGGACAACTGGCGCATCAGCGCCTACACCGGCATGTCCTCGGCCATCACGGCCGTCTTCTCCCTCATCGAGGCCCTGTCCTGCTCCAACGTCTCCAGCGAGGCGCTGCCCGTGCGCAAGGCCAACAAAGGCGCCCTCAAACGCGGCGCCCTTCCCTTCGACGAATACCGCGTCCTGACCCTCAAGCCCTCCCAACACGGCGCAAGCTCCGTGGACGGCGACATTCCGTTTGCGCCAGGCACCGGCCGCTCCCCTCGCGAGCATTTGCGACGCGGCCACATCCGGCGCCTGCCCAGCGGCAAGAAGATCTGGGTCAACGCCCACGTTGTCAACGCCGGCGTGCAAGGAAAACTACACAAGACCTACGCCCTCACCGCCCCAGTTGCATAAAGTAGAGAATTCTTCGTAGAATCCGCCGAAACCTACCTTAGAAAGGAGAAATCCCGTGAAAAACGACCCTGTTGTCAATCTTTCCAACATCCACATCGCCCCGCAACGCCCCAGCATCCTCCTGGGCGACCTGCGGATCTTCGAGCCCCGCAACGGCAAAGTCCTCATCTGCGTCGAGCACGGCCTCAACGCCGGCGAAGGCGGCGAGTTCAGCGCCAGTGAACTGGCCGATCTGCTCGACGAGTTCTACACCGAAAACTTCTAGCCCCATGTACGACGCCGCAACCGGGCGCATGTGCTTCGCCGAAGCACTGCCCTACCTCAAACGCTCACAGCCCGTGGCCCGCGCAACGTGGGCCGGGGCCTACGTCCTGCGCGACCCCACCAGCCGCAGCGGCATCACCTTCCACTCCGCCGTGAGCCACTTCCCCTGGGCACCATCCTCCGACGACGTGTTGGCAGAGGATTGGATCGCCGTCATCCCAACTGCCGACACGCAACAAGGAACCCCGAAATGACCATCTCCAAAAAAGTCCGCGCCTACCTGGCCAAAAACCCCAGCGCCACCGCACGCGATATCCACGCTAAATTCGGCGCCTCGCTGCCCATGGCCTACCGCCTGGTCAAGGAAAACAAAGACCGCCTGGCCGCAAAACAAACGGAAACCGACCTCGACAGCCCCCTAGAAATCGGCGTCAATATCGACAAAATCCACTCCCTGCTGGATTCCCTGCCCGGCGTGCAATCCATCGATATCCGCGAACCGCGGCCCGTGGACAACGTCAACCACCCCCCGCACTACACAATCGGCGGCATCGAAACCATCGATTTCATCGAGGCCAAAGGCCTGCATAATCATTACCACCTGGCCAACGCCGTGAAATACATCTCCCGGGCACCCTACAAAAAGGATTACCTGGAAGACATCAAAAAGGCCGCCTGGTACCTCCAGCGCGAAATCGAACTCCAGGAAAAAACCTCCCCCATCGTCTAACAAGATGAACCTCTCCTCGCTCCCGCCCATGGTCCAGCTGTACTTCGTCACCATGGGCGGAGCGACCTACACCCTCATCGGCCCCGTCACCCACCTCCCAGAAATGGGCATGGAAGCCGGCAATCTCGAAGCCTTCGAGGCCGGCGAAATCATCCCCGCGACCCTCGCAGCACGGTTCGTCAGCGCCGACGGCGACAACGGAACAGGCGTGTGGTGGCGGGGGATGGAGCAGTGAGGGGGGTGTTGGGACGGGAGCCGGGCACTGTCAGGTTCGAGTCAGGTTCAGAGGGGGTGGAGAGGGCAAAAAGGGCCGAGGACCGCGGAACGCGGGTCTTTCGAGGGTTTTCCCGTAGCGTTTTTGCCGTTTTAGTAGACTTTTTTAGGGTCAAGTGTGTTTGTGTGAAAAGTTTTTGAAAAATGACGTAATAGACGTAATGGTGTAAGAAGTGAATGAAATCAACGTGTTAGAGCTACACGGTACATTACGTGTCTTCTACAGGTGTAATTTCTTATAAAATGCGCGCGCGGGACATTTTTTTGTTTTTTTTTTTTCATTGACCCTAAAAAAGTCTACTAAAAGGCCAAAAACGGTGCGGGTTTCTACTAGGTACCACTTTTAGGAGCAAACATGGCAACGAAGCTGCCGAAGATGCCCCGGGGGCATAGCCCCTTGTTGGAGGACAAGCTGCGTACTCCCGTCACAGTCACCAAGAAGAGGGTGCTGACGCCCAAGCAGTGGAAGTTCGTTCAAGAGCTGGTCATGGGCGACGGCCAGGTGACCATGGCCGAGGCGGCCATCCGGGCCGGCTGGCCTGCCAAGACGGCGAAGGAATCGGCCAGGTTGCTGACCAACCCGGAAAAGAATCCCCATGTCGTTGCCGCGATTCAGGAGCTGCGCAAGGATATGGCCGAGCGGTTTGGCACGACCATGGAACGGCATATGCGGGATCTGCAGAATATCCGTGACCTGGCGCTGCAGGCTGGGGCATATGGTGCTGCCGTCCAGGCTGAATATCGCCGCGGCCAGGCACTGGGCACGATTTATATTGACCGCAAGGAAATCCGGCACGGCACGATTGATTCCATGAGTAAGGAAGAAGTCATGCGCAAGCTGGAGGAAATAAAGCGTCTGTATGGCGACCCAGGTAGGGTTATTGATGTAACGCCGAAGGAAATTGAGCAGGCAGCGGATGTAAAACCGGAATTACCGGCGCCGAAGAAAACCCGTGACTATGCGGAAGATCCTTGGTCGGAAGAAGGCAGGCAGCTGCGGGATATAACTCGCCAGGCAATTAAGGAGGGCGAAGATGCCATCGAAGCCAGAAAGCGGGCTTTATCAGAGATTGAAGGAAAACCTGCCAGCCTGCCACATTACCCGGATTGAATCCCGTGTGAACCTGGGCATCCCGGACTGCCTGGTAGCGTTCAAGGTGCCGGGCGAGTTTGTGATGGTGGAGCTGAAGGTAGTGCGACGCGGGCGCAAGGTCGCTCTGTCGCCGCACCAGGTGAGCTTTCATGCCAAGCACGCCGACATGAACTGCCCGACCTACATCCTGGTGCAGTATTTCCCGCCAGGGGCGACTCGCACCAGCCACTCTGAGCTGCGCCTGTATGCCGGCGAACAGGCAGTGGAACTGGCCATGCGGGGCATTGACACTGTTCCGTTGGCAGCATGGCCCTGGACGCAGATCCCGTGGGAGCTGGTGCGGCTGCACATGCTTGACGCGGTCGATTGAACCTGGATAGACTTGCGGTGCCAGGGCAGTCCTGGCACCAACTTAGAAAGCGAGAAATGGAAAAGTACCTCAAGCTCATGCGGCTAACGAAGCCGTTGAAGAACTCTGTGCATGACCGGCGCACGAAGTACGGCATTCAGTCCAAGGATGTCTTCCCGGAGGGGATGCTGTGGGTGATCAAGCGCAATCCTGGCGCGGAAGACCAGGTGCAGGAGGTCGCGGCCGCACAGGGCATCAGTCCGGAAGACGCGCGCATTCAGCTGGGCGGGTACCACACCCCATATGGCCAGCTGTGGGTGACGGAGTCAGACGAAGCTCGCAAGGCCTTCCTGGCCAACTCGGTGCCAACGAAGGCGCAGTCGGTGCAGGAGTTGGCGTTTATCTACGATGGCAAAAACCTCAGCGGCGCGGATGTACTACGGCACCTGATAAAGGGACACGACTGGACGCTGGCAGAGGTCGAGCGGGTGTTCTTTGAGATTTCGCAAGGCCCGCTGGATGAGCCGCAGGAGGACTAGGCTATCAACTCTTAGACCCCCACCGCATCCTCCCCAGCCGCAGAAAGCAAAGCTGGCTTGCACCATCAGGAATTTGTTCCTATACTGGCTACTCCACTTGTTCCTCAACGGGTTGGGGTGAGTGGGCCAATCAACCTAGAAAGCGAGAAAGTATGAAGATCAAGACAAGTGCTCTGAATGAGGCCGCCCTGGACTGGGCGGTCGGGTATTGTGAGGACACACTGTTGGACTCAACACCGTATGCGTACTCAGCAGATTGGGCCTGGGGTGGCCCGATCATTGAGCGTGAGCGCATCAGCCCAACCTATTGCCAACCAACCGCAGATTGGCAGGCAGCGTATCACATTGGTCGCTCATACCTCCAGACCGGCCCCACCCCACTCATAGCAGCCATGCGCTGCTATGTGGCTTCAAAACTGGGCGACGAAGTCGAAGTGCCTAAAGAGGTCGGCGCCACTGCGCACCCGGCCGTCCAGGCCGCACGCGGTTTGTATGGGTCGAGCACGATCGAATTCGATGCCGAGCCGCAAGTGTCCGAAGGCGCCACTGGTACCTGGGTTCAGGCCTGGGTGTTTGTTAGCAACGACGATTTGGAGGCAGCATGAATACCTTGGAAGCATTCGGCAGCGGCGACGGCGCCCATTGGGGACTCAGCGATTGGTACCCGGAGCAAGAGGCAGCACTCAAGCAAGCGCTTGAGGCGCGGCAGCCTTTTGACACGGGCTGGTACAGCAGTAAGAAGGAAATCGCGTCGGCTCGCATTTCCTCGCCTGATGGCAAGACGATCCGGGTAGAGGCCAGCGTCTCAGACGACTTCGACACTCCGGGCCAGCATGAGGAAGACATCACCAGCTGGACGCTGGAGGCAGTTGCCGAAGCGCTTTCGGTTGCCTGGTCAGGGGCAGAGGAAAACCGCAAGGATAACCAGGACTATGTCGGTTATTCCATCCTGCATCACGCGGATGGCCGGTCGAGCTGGGTGGAGACTTTCCTGGGCTGCGTCAGCACATGGGGGGACAGCGTCCCACCGGGAGGCGACCATTACCAGTGGTGGGGCTGGCAGCATGATGAGGAAGGCGAAGGCGCCAACTGCACATACCCGGGCATCCCGGCCAGCACGGCCGAAGCTTTCGAGAATTTCGCCCGCGACCTGGAGACGGGTTCGCTGCGAATTGGTGACTGGGAAATTCAAAGCTGGGACAAGGGGGCAGCATGAACAGATATCGCGTCACCATTCAGTTCGAGCTGACAAAGACCGGCTACAAAGAAGCTATCGTGCTGGCCGACAGCCCGGAACACGCACAGCACCTGGTGGAGGTTGCACCGGATGCGTATCCCTGGGGCCCGGAGTGGTATGCCGGTGAGGCTTACTGCACTAACGAGCGGGTGATGTTTGTGGAGTCGGAGCTGCCGGCCGAGAGCTGTTGACACTGCCTGGCCAGCCAGGCCACAATCGCGACCAGGCGCCCGGATGGTCTAGGCGCCCAACACAGAAAGTGAGAAAGCAATGATCGACATGAATGCCGTCTTTGCGAAGGCCTTGGCCGACGCAGTAGAAGAGACAGTGGTGCGCCCACTGCAGCAACGCATCAATGAGCTGGCCCTGCGCGTTGAGAGCTTGGCCGCTGGCCAGGTGCAGGACTTTGCACTGGTGCAGCAGCTGGCCGACCAGCAGACCCCCAACCTGGACGCACTGTTGCGCGATACGCAACTAGGCGACCGTATTCACATTGCCGTGCAGGATATCGTGATGTCTGACGAGTTCGCACGCAAGATGGCCGTGCTGGTCGATACGGACGCAGTGGCCGAGCAGCTGGACTATGAAAAGCTGGCGGGCAAGGTCGATGCGGAGGCAGTGGCCGAGCAGCTGGATACCTCCAGCCTGGCCGAGGCAGTGGCCGGCGAGCTGGACATCTCCGACCTGGCCGATAAGGTGCTGGACGAGCTTGATGTCGATAACATTGTGGAAAAGGTCAAGGAAGAACTTGACACTGAAGAGCTGGCCGAAGAGCTTAAAAACTCCGGCTACCTGGAAGAACGGATGCGCCGTCTGTTGAACAATGCCAGCGTTAGCCTTCGTTTTGATTGAGGGGGCAGCATGAGACGCTACACCTTGATCGTGGGAGACGCTGCAACCTGGGAGGAAGGGGGCACAGGCTTTATCACCTTTCAGGCAATCGACCAAATCACCACCCACGATTCCCTTGCAGAGGCGGAGGCGGCAGGGGAAGCTGCGCTCCAGGCCGGGAAGGATACTTGGGTGGTTCCTCAAGCATTTGACGGCATCATTTATTTTGAAAAGGAAAATTTGTCATGAGTCTGAAACCGGAGCATATGAACGCTATTGATCAGCTGCGGCAGGAAGGGTATGCCGTTATTGTGTGGACACCGGACGAACTGGGCACCGCATCTGCGCGCCGGGTGGAAGATCGGTCGGTAGAGCTGGGCTGGGACGTTATCGATGCACTGCAGGATGGGGAGGGCGACGAATGAACGGCATCAAGGAAGATGGGTGGATTCTGATCGACCAGGCCACTGGCTGGCCGGTGCAGTTGGGCGATACGCGTCGCACTAGCCGCAACGAACAGCACCAGGTAACCGGCGGTCGGCCGCCGCATAAACCCAGCAGCACCGGCCGCATTTATGTGCAGGGGTCGGAGTACTTTCCCAGCGTGCTGGACGCGGCCTGGGTGCGCGAGGATGCGCTGGCCAGCTCCGGCATCATCAACAGCAGCTACACCGTGCAGGGGGTACACCTAATGAACCAAATCGGTGGAGGGTTTGCCTCCGCGCTGGCCCGGGCGTTCTTCGCAGCTGATGCGGGCAATCGCATGAAACTGCTGCGGGCCTTTGAAGGCCTGTTCCGGGGGTATGCGGAGGAAGCTGCGCAACAGGTGCCCGCTGCGGAACCTGTTGCAATTCCAAAGTAAGTCAGACACAATCGCTGCACCGGCGGCCGGAGGGCTGCCGGGCACTTCAACTTCAGAAAGGTAGAAAGCTATGTCAACCCTCATGCAAGCCAGTCGCCAGTGGGCAACCCGTCCCGAAGAAGAGCGCTTCACTTCACTGCCGGAGATGGCCGCCATGCTCCAGGCCCAGCGCGCCATCAGTCGCGCGGCCGTTGTCAGCTCGCGTCAGCTGCGCGCGGTGCCGACCGACGATAACCAGGGCATCTTGATCGAAGGCCCGAACGGGAACGGGTATGCGCCCAGCCACTGGGCCTTTGGCCAGGCTGCCAACCTGGTCGGCGCACCGGCCGGCTACCTTCGCGACCTTCCGGCGCCGCTGGCGGCCGACTGCCTCAACTATGGGTTCCAGGTCGAGCGGGACGCGCAGGATGTAGGCGTGCTGTTGACCCGTAATGGGGAATCGACCATGCGCGCTATGACCGGCCCGCGCTATGGCCGCATTTGGAACATCGATGTCGTGCACGCCTTGATGGATCGCTTCGGAGATGGCCGCACTGGTGACTTCCGCGTGCCGGGCGTGTTTGGCCGCCAGGTCGAGATCGACAAACAGAACACCACACTGTATGCGGGCGACCGGGACATGTTCATTTTCCTGGCCGACGAACAGAACCGGATCGAACTGCCGAACAGGCGCAATGGCCAGGCCGGCACCCTGGCGCGCGGGTTCTTTGTATCCAACAGTGAAACCGGCGGCGGCACCCTGTACGTGAAAACTTTCCTGTTTGACTTTGTGTGCGCGAACCGGATCGTATGGGGTGCGCATGAGCTGGAGGAAATTCGCATCCGTCACACTGCCAGCGCGCCTGATCGATTCCTCGAAGAGGCCGCGCCGGCCCTGCTGGCCTACGCTAACAGCTCGGCCGGGAATGTTGGCCAGGTGCTGGCCACTGCGCAGCGATCGAAAATCGACAAGGTCGGAGAATTCCTGTCCAAACGGTTTGGGCCGCGTGTTGCGCAGCGTATCGAACACGCCCATGTTATGGACGAAGGCCGGCCTATCGAAACCCTTTGGGACGCGGTAACCGGCGCGACCGCATATGCCCGGTCGATTCCCTGGACGGCCGAACGGGTGGAGCTGGAAACCACCGCCGGCGATATCCTGGAGCTGGCCGAATGAACAACTACAAACATAAAACCGATGCGGAGCTGCGCTATATCATGCGGGACGCTGCCGAAGCTGCCCGAGCCATGCGCCAGGTTGACCACGCGGCCGAGTGCAAATATCTAGACCAGGTAAACGACGCGGCCACTGAGCTGCACCGGCGCCAGCTGACGCAGCGACTCAGGCGCGCGCCAGTGCCTGGCCTGGTCGCCATGCGCTAACCCGGCGCCAGCTGCGCCAGCTCCCGAGCCCGGCCGCGTGCCGGGCTTTTTCATGCGCGAAGGGCTTGCAGTAACTGCAGCACCTAGGACACAATCGAGCCCGCCGGCGCGGTGCCGGCGCAGAAAGTTAGAAAGGCCTGAGATGACAATCGAACCCGTACCTACCCCAGCTGAGCCCACAGACTCGGCCGCCATGTTTAGCTACATGAGCCGGCGCGAGTATGCAGCGACGCATATCCTGGCCGGCCTGGCCGCTAACCCGGAAGCGGCCCGTATCGACCTGGCGCACCTGGCCGCTAACGCCGTGCGCCTGGCCGACCTGCTGCATGCCCGCCTGGCCGACACTGCTGGGGGCGCATCATGCTGAAAACCGTGCGCACCAGCAGCAACAGCAAGACCGGCCCGATAGCGGTAACTTACCGCGCCGGCGCACATAGCCCGTTTGGCACTTGCCCGCGCAGCTGCGCACTGAACCCAGCTGGCGACCATGCGGCCCAGCTGATCGACCTGGACTACCTGGCCGCACTGCGCCAGGCAGTGCCGCGTGATGGCCAGGCCTGGACATATTCGCATTTTCCGGCCGAGCTGCTGCCGGTACCGGCGCCGGGTGAAACCGTGATAAACGCCAGCTGCGACTCAATCGACCAGGCGCTGGCGGCCGTGCGAGCTGGCCGGCCCGCAACAGTGGCCGCGCCGGCCGGCACTGTTTGGCCTTACCGGGTCGAAGGGGTCGACTTTGTGCAGTGCCCAGCTCAGCTATCCGACGACTTCGACTGTGCCAGGTGCGGCGCTGGGCGGCCTTTGTGCGCCAGGGCCGACCGGGAATATGTGATTGTGTTTGTGGCGCACGGTTCCGGTGCCCGCCTGGTCGGAGCTGATACGCCTGGTGGGTGCTATGGCGCCGGCGGCCCAGTGCGCATGCAGTGGAACAGCACGGCCGCGACCGGCCGGCCTGATGACGCTGCTGCAGCAGTGGAGTTTGCGCGCCAGCTCCCGCCTGGTTCCCTGCTGCGGCACCACGTAGTGGGCGATATCGGAAAGGCCGCCGCATGATGTTGTTTTTCCTGGCACGCCTGGCCGCCTGGTGGAAACCCCGTGCGCCAGCTGTTGCACCGGCCGCCAGGCGCCCGACCAGGCGCCGGCGCCGGAAATAGTTTCACCCTTCAAACCCGGCCAGGTGCCGGGTTTTTTCTTTTCTGCGTATCGGAAATTTCGCGCGACCTGGCCGCCTGGCACCTGGTTTCTCGAATGGTCGCCGGCCTGGTGGAGCTGCGCGCCTGGTGGAGCTGGAAACCCCAGCACCAGCCTGGTCGGTTTGAACCTGGCCGCGGGCCGCGGCCGATTAACCCTTAATCACTGCGCCAGGTATCAGCTGCGCGCGCCTGGTGTC